CCGAACATGGAATATTTTGAAGAATGTGAAGTGAACTCCGGTGCATGGGTGCTCATAACACGACAAATTCCGGTTGATGAAAGATGCAAACCGCATCTATTCGGAATATATTGGGGCATCCCGAAACAAGACAGATTCGACAGACAGGTTTGTGTGGTTCATACGACGGAAGATGTGACATTGCTCAATCACGAGTTCACGGTCATCGACGATGAAAGGTTGAAAGTGTATCGTGAGGAGGGGTGGGAGTTACATGAAAATATGGCAGCAGCAGACGCAGGAATGAACACGGAACTAATAGAAAAAGGTCGGGCATTGTGCGAGGAGGAGCGTGAAATAATATGGGCAATGCAACTCGATGGATTAACAGAGACACAGGCTTGTGAGGAATATTTCTTGACAAAACACACGGAATACAACAATTTTTCGATTTGCTATATTCCGAATAAAGAGGTTTTTGCGGAGTGCGTCGCAGTATTCGGGGAGAGATATTGAAAAAGAGAGGAGGCAGCAGGACAATGAGCGGTTTTTGCAGATGGTACGAAAAAGATATGGAGGACATAACGGAACACGAACAGGAACAGTGTGAGGAGAATGGTCAAGACTGTCGTGAATGTCCGGATTTAATGATAAAGGAACAGGAGGCAGCAGGACATGAACGACACAATACAGATTCTTGAATTATTCGGGGGAATTGGTTCGCCTCGATGTGCCTTGAGAAATCTGAACATCCCAACAAAAGCAATCGACTATGTGGAGATCAATGAAAAAGCAGTACAGTCATACAATTCGATGTTCCGTGAGGAATTAGAATATAAAACACAGACGGTCGTCGGATGGAATCTGAAACCGGATATTTTGATTCACGGTTCACCTTGTCAAGACATGAGCATCGCAGGACATCAAGGAAAAGCGACAGGAGACGGAAGAATCAACAGAGGGAAAGGTTCAGACGAGGGGAGCGGAACACGTTCCTCTCTCATGTGGGAGACAATACATATCATTGAGAATATGGGAGAATGGCGACCTCGTTATGTGATATGGGAAAACGTGAAGAATGTGAAATCAAAGTACATGAGACCGAATTTCGACAGATACATGGTCGAGATGGAAAAACTGGGGTACACGAATAATTATGCGGTTTTAGATGCAAGAGAGTTCGGATTGCCACAGGCGAGAGAAAGAGTGTTCACGGTTTCTGTTCTGAATGGCGAGAGATTTGAGTTTGATGACCTCATAAGAACACCGATGCGAAACCTGCAAGAGTTCCTTGAGGATGATGTTCCGGACATCTACGACGTGACACAACCGTCCGTCCTTGCGTGTATCGGAGAGAAAGGAATCCGGAGGGCGACGGTCATTAAAGATTGTGCATACACCATCACAACAAGGCAAGACCGGACACCTGCACAAGTCATCGACCGAGGCGATGGACGGTATCGGTATTTGACAGAGCGTGAGTGTTGGAGATTGATGGGATATACAGACGAGGATTTTGACAGGGCGAAAGCAGTTCAAGAGAGAAACGGGAAATATTACAAGGCATTATATGACCAAGCAGGGAACAGCATCGCAGTTCCGATATTTGAGAGCATATTCAGAAAGATAATTTTGCAAGAGGTCGCATGAGAGCGACAGAAAGAGAGGATTGAACATGGGAAACATTATCAACACAGCACCGTGTCGATTCTGCGGACAGATGGTGCAGATTGACAGCGAGGAGAAATTGACACAGCCACAGGCAGAGGAACAGGCGACAATGTCCTGCACCTGCGAACAGGCGGTTGAGTATCAGAAAGAGAAACAGAGGAAAGAAAAGGCGATGCAGAATGTCGCTGCATTGTTCGGAGAGGCAGCAGCACCGGAAAAGAGATGCAGTGAGGGCATCGTGAACATCCTCAAGGCAGCAGTCGAGGAGATATACACCGGAGGACTGGCAAAGGTCACTCTGAACCTCCGAGGGGGGGTCAAAGCATCTATATCACAGAATAGCAAAGGTGAGATAAACGTCGAGCGTACAGAGACCAAAAAGCAGAAATTGACAGAATAGGGGAGCGGATGCGTGTGACCGAAAGAGAGATATGCGGGTCATTCCGGAGAGCGGAGAATCAAAAGCAACAGATTCAGATTTTGACGGAACTGACCTGCAAGAGTAAATATCAGATAATCGGTATATTGCTGCGGAATGGCGAGAAAGTACCGAAAAGCATTGAAAACCAGTTATACAAGAGACTGGATGCACTCGACGCACAGATTTTCGAGTGTGAAATGGAATACAAAGAAATCGTGACCGCACTGACGGGAGAAAACAGGAGGAAAGAACATGGCAACAGGATTCAGCGTCATGGACGCACTGAACAAGAACAGCAAGGCAGGAGTTGACGAATCACCGAGAGCAAGATTCCGGACAAAGGACATTTCGATTTTTAAGATGTACCGGAACAAACTCAATTTCTATGATTTGGCAGATATTGAGGAACTGGCAGGAGACATCCTCATGTACGGTCTCAAACAGAATCTTGAGGTTGTATTTGAGCCGAATGAGCAGGGTGAATATAGAATCGTCGCAGGTGAGAGACGGTGGCTTGCACTCAAGCATCTTGTCGAGCAGGGATATAAAGATTTTGAGATTGCAACCTGTAAACTGACCACACCGCAGGACGAGGACGAGGAGCAGGTGGAAATCATAATTGCAAACGCATACAGGACAAAGTCTCTCAAGGATGTCATTGAGGAGGAACAGCGTCTCAAAGCGTGTCTTGAGCGTATGAAAACGGATGGGAAGAAAATCAAGGGATATGACCTCCAGTCCGGTCGCCTCCGTGATGTCATCGCCTCAATGCTCAAGATGTCAAAGACCAAGATCGCACAGATTGAGAGCGTCAACAACAATCTGATTCCGGAGTTTCGGGAGAAACTCAACAACGAGCGTCTCACATTCTCCGCAGCGTATGAGTTGAGCGGGATGTCTCCGGAGATGCAGCAGGAGGCACTTGCAAAATACAAGGAAAACGGAGAATTGTCCTATACGGAAATTAAGGACATGAAATCACCGCAGAAACCGGAACAGGAGCAGGATGCAGCAGGGCAGCAGGACACCGTGTCAGATTCAGACACAGCAGGGCAGCAGTCATCCGAAAACAGCATGAATCCTCCGGAGGAAAAGAAAGCGGGCGACGATTATGAGACACCGCATCCGGAGGGAATCACCTCAATCTGCTATTCCTGCACCAAATACGAGACCTGCAACGTAAAGACCGGAACATGTACCTCATGCGACCAGTACAAGAACCGTGCAGAGGCATACAAGACCGACGAACAGAGATATAACGAGGAGCAGGATGCAATCGACCGTGAGACGAAAAAGAAACTCCGTGAACAGGCAGAGGAGGAGAAGATGAACAACCTCCCGTCAGATACGCAGGAGAACGGTCAGAAAGTGCATCACATTAAACTGGGAGCGACATTTTTTGAGGAGGTTGCGTCCGGAGAAAAGACATTTGAACTCCGGAAGAATGACAGAGGCTATAAAAAAGGCGACATCCTTGAGATGATGGAGTTCAAGGACGGAAAGAACACAGGACGCACCGTGAGAGTGCTTGTGACATATATCCTTGAGGAGTTTGCAGGTCTTGAGGACGGATATTGCATCATGGCAACATCACTCATGAAAGAGGATGCTGAATGATGGCGGTGAAATAAGGAGGAAAAGGCAATGGATGACATCAGACGAGGAGAGATATTCTATATCGCACGAGGGGGGGGCGACAAACGGGAGTGAACAATTTGCGGACAGACCCGCAGTTGTAGTCAGCAATGACGAGAACAACAAGCACTCCGGAGTGATTGAGGTTGTGTATATGACGACGCAACCGAAAACAGACCTCCAGACACATGTGACCGTCCGCAGTACCGGACGATTATCCACAGTATTGTGTGAACAGGTATCGTCAGTATCGACCGACCGTGTGAATAATTACATCGGGCAGGTATCGGAGCAAGAAATGAAAAACATCGACATCGCTCTCATGATTTCCTTACAGTTGAGCGGTGGAGGAAAGACATCAAAGCAGTACAATGAGACGATTCAGAAACAGCAGGAGGAAATTGAATACTATCGCAACAAAATTCAAGCGATGCAGCAGTCGTTAGAAGAAAAGAAAACCGAAAAGCCACAGGAGGCAGCAGGAGAGACATCAGAGATCGTTGTGAGGCTTGAGACGGAGCGTAACACATACAAGGCATTATATGAGCAGTTATTCGAGAGGATGCTGAATGGAGGAACAGGAAAGTGAAAAAAGGGCAATTAAAAGCATTATTCATCGAGGCAAAGGGAACAGGTCAGAAATATATCGGTGTAATGATTCAGACAGAGGGCAGCAGCGAACCGGAGGTCATCATCAATCCGAAAGAGAATTTCAATGCAAAATTCGACTATTACATGGCAGCGTATGACGATGATTTGATTCTGATTGCAGCAAAAGGGAAAAAGGACATCAGAATCACGGGAGCAGCAGCGGGAGCATCGTTCGAGGACATCCAGTCACAACTCATTGATGAAAAAGCGTCATCCGGATGGAAAGAACAGATTGCGGATGCGGTGGACAGGGTTGTCGATAAGATGCTGCAAGAAACTCCTCCGGAAACGGAGGAGGAGAGACAGAACTGCGAGACCATGAGAGAGACAATCAAAGGAATGTTCCTCACGCAGAGACGCTCAAAGACAGAGGCAGCGTTCATCTCCGAGAATATTGACAGATACGAGGAATTGTTTGAAATCTGCATGAATGGAGATGATGCACAGTTCAAAAAGGGCATCACGGAATTGCAGAAAGCACAGAATGAGTATATTTTGCAGAAAGAGAGGGAAAACGGATGAACAAGGTCATTTTGATGGGTCGTCTCACGAGAGACCCGAATGTCAGATATTCACCGAGGAATAATTCACAGGAGGAAATGGCGATCGCACGATACACACTTGCGGTTGACCGCAGAGGAGCAAAAGACGGGCAACAGTCAGCGGATTTCATTTCCTGCGTTGCGTTTGGACGAGATGGAGAGTTCGCAGAAAAATATCTCAAGCAGGGAACGAAAGTGGTTGTCACTGGACGGATTCAGACGGGGTCATATACGAACAGAGACGGTCAAAAGGTCTATACCACGGACGTGATTGTCGAGGAACAGGAATTTGCAGAGAGTAAGAAAGCAGCAGGGCAGCAGGACGGGAACAACGGAGGGTATTCGGATGCAGGTGACGGTTTTATGAATATTCCGGACGGAATCGACGAAGAACTCCCTTTCAATTAGGTGCGGAGGAGGATGGAGACATGGGATTCGTGGAAAAGGTGAAAAACGTCATTTCAAAACTGCGGGCAGAGGGAAAGGCAGAGAAAGAGGTGTCTGAAATCATCGAACAGGCAGCAGAGGCAGCAACGGTCTTGAAAAAGACGGAATCTCCGGAACATCCGGAGAAAATCAAGGCAGCAGGAGGAGAAAACCTGCAAGATGCTCTTTTGAAAGTGGGAATCAGTGCAAAAGAGGCATTGACCGCATTTGAGAGCATATACAGACTGAGGAGGCAGGAAAAGTCGAATAATTGGAGGAAATATCATGGATTGCCTCTGAAAAGGTCAAAAGGAGGAAAACGACGTGGAGACAGAAAAAGAAATGACAGCAATTCAGAAAACACAGGTATATCTTGAGAATTATCGGGAAATAGAGCGATATATCAAGGATGCAATTTCGGAAGTATCACAGATTGACGATGTATCAAGATATAACATTTCGGCAGAGAAAGCGTTCCTCCAGTCCATTAGAGAGTGCAAGGCAGAGACGGTCATTCTGTTCGAGCACATGAAAAAGGCTCTTGCATCGTTGAAAGAGGATGCAGAGGCAGCAGGTGAGGGGTACAAGTACGACGCACTTGAGGCAGTATATATCAAAGGCAAGTCATACGAGGATATTGTGAGGGAGACAGGATGCGGAAAGAACTCACCGAAAAAGTGGTGCAGATCAATGACAGAACGTCTCTCAATCAAATTATTCGGTGCAAAAGCAATCGAAAATGACAAAATCGGAGTGAAATGAGAGTGAAAACGGGGTGAAATGAGGGTGATTTCGGGGGTAAAAAGTGGGTGAACAAAAGCAAATATAAACGTGCTAATATGATAACGTGAACAGTTGAGTGAGCGATCGCAGAGATGCAGTTGCTTTTTTCTTGCCTGTTTGCCCTCCTGTTATATGCGGGCAGCAGGACACTATCATGTGCGATGTATGCCCGCCTCTTGAAAGACATGAGAGGCAGCAGGAGACCGATGGACAGAGAGGAGTGAGCAGTGTGTTATTGAAAGCATGTAAGGGATGCGGTCGCCTTATCCCACAGGCATTGACCATGTGCGAGCAGTGCGAGGCAAGGCAGCAGTCAAGGCATGTGACATATAACAATACACGCAGAGACCCACGAGCAGCAGAGTTCTATCTGTCAAAGGAATGGCGGGAGTTGAGACCTGTCATCATGAGTGTGTATGAGTATGTGGATATATATGCTCTGTATGTTGAACACCAGTTGATAACACTGAAAGATTCAGACCCCATCCACCACATCATAGAACTTGAGGAGGACTGGGAGCAGAGGTTGAACCCATTGAACTTGATACCCTTGAGCCATCGGACACACAACACAATCACAGCACTATATAAACAGAGCAATGCAAGCATGAAAGCAACACAGACACAGTTGAGGTCGCTGATTGATTACCATTTCAAAGAGGCAGGGGGATATGAAAAAGTTTTATGTGACCGTTTCTTAGTCGCACCCCCTCTTTTCTTTGGAGAAAACTCCCCACGAGAAAATCAAGACACAGGGGAGTGACGAAAAGGTGTCAGAATGTGACACGAAACTCGTGAACACTGGACGGAAAGGGGGTTGATGCTGCATGGCAGGACAGAGACAACCGACCGATTTGGTGGTCATGAAAGGAAAAAAACACCTCACAAAAGCAGAGATTGAGGCGAGAAAAAATGCGGAGGTGGTCGCCCCAAACGACAAAGTCAAGCCTCCGGCATATTTGACACCGGAACAAAAGAAGAAATTCCGGAAATTGTCAAAAGAACTGCTTGCAATCAAACTCATTGCGAACGTGGATTGTGATGCACTGGCGAGATTACTGATTGCACAAGACCAATACATCGAGATAACGAGCAAAATCAGAGAAACTCCGTTGATGGTCGATGTTCCGGTCTATGAGATGCAGGAAAATCCGGACACCGGAGAGCAGGAACGTGTACAGGTCGGAACACGGGAGGTTGTGAACGGTGAGAGGGAGCGTCTCATGATTATACAAG